CGCTTATAAAGAATTACTTCCTGCAGATGGTCCCGTTAGAACACAGATTTTAGGATTGTCCAATCCTGCAAAAGAAGCTCAGTCACAAAGAGTTAAAGATTTCATGAATTATCAACTCATGGATCAGATGAAGGAATATGAACCTGAATTTGATCAAATGTTATTTCATCTACCACTAAGTGGTTCTACTTTTAAAAAAGTATACTATGATGATTTATTAGGACGAGCTGTTTCAAAGTTCGTTCCTGCAGATGACCTCGTAGTTCCGTATACGGCTACCTCATTAGACGATGCGGAAGCGGTGGTCCATGTTATAAAAATTTCAGAAAATGATTTAAGAAAACAACAAGTAAACGGTTTCTATACCGATATCGAATTGACAAAACCTGTATCAGACGTGAATGCTGATAAGGTAGAAGATAAAAAAAGAGAATTAGAAGGAACTACTAAAACAACTAGAGTTGAAAGTATGTACACGTTATTAGAGTGCCATACAAATCTTGATTTAGAAGGTTTCGAAGATGTTGGCCAAGACGGACAGCCAACTGGAATAAAATTACCTTACGTCGTAACAATCGAAGAAGGTAGTATGAAAGTTTTGTCTATCAGACGAAACTATGCGCCCAATGATCCATTAAGAAATAAAATCCAATATTTCGTCCACTTCAAGTTTCTGCCAGGACTAGGATTTTACGGCTTTGGACTCATTCATATGATTGGCGGATTGAGTAGAACGGCAACGTCTGCTCTCCGTCAATTATTAGACGCAGGTACTTTATCGAATTTACCAGCAGGATTTAAGCAACGAGGTGTCAGGGTTAAAGATGACGCTTCACCGATACAACCTGGAGAATTTAAAGATGTTGACACACCAGGTGGTAATCTAAGAGATGCATTTGTATTCTTACCATACAAGGAACCATCACAGACATTATTGCAGTTGATGGGAATTGTAGTTACAGCAGGACAGAGATTCGCGTCCATTGCTGACATGCAGGTCGGGGACGGGAACCAGCAGGCCGCTGTTGGTACGACTGTCGCCCTTTTAGAACGTGGTTCAAGGGTAATGTCAGCAATCCATAAAAGAGTATATTCAGCCCTAAGAAAAGAATTTAAACTACTTGCAAAAGTATTTGCACAGTATCTACCACCCGAATATCCATACGATGTTGTAGGTGGACAAAGAAATATTAAAGTTGCCGATTTTGATGATAAGGTAGATATCCTACCAATTGCTGATCCAAACATTTTTTCAATGTCGCAAAGATTGACATTGGCACAAACTGGATTGCAACTTGCAATGTCAAATCCACAAATGCATAATTTATACATGGCATTTAGAAAAATGTATGAAGCATTGGGTATAAAAGATATTGATAGAATTTTACCACCACCAGCACCGAACGCACCTAAAGATCCGTCTTTAGAACATATTGATTCTTTAGCTGGTAAACCTTTTCAGGCGTTTCCTGGTCAGGATCATAGAGCGCACGTTACTGCGCACTTGAATTTCATGTCAACTAACATGGTTAGAAACAATCCAACGGTTATGGCTGCCCTACAGAAAAATATTTTAGAGCATATCAGCTTAATGGCTCAGGAACAGGTACAATTAGAGTTCAGAGAACAGATTCAACAGTTACAAGTGCTACAACAACAAGCTGCAGTTAATCCGCAGGTACAACAACAGGTACAACAAATCACTCAACAGATAGAAGCACGAAAAGCAGTGTTGATTGCAGAAATGACTGAAGATTTTATGAAGGAAGAGAAGAAAATTACATCTCAATTTGATCATGATCCATTACTTAAACTTAAATCTAGAGAAGTTGATTTAAGAGCTATGGAAAATGAACGTAAGCAACAAGAAATGAAGAAAAGAACTGAAATTGATCAGGCTAAGTTAGTTCAAGGCCAAGATATTCATGAAGATAAGCTTGAACAGGATGAAGAATTAGCAGAATTACGTGCTGATACATCATTAGAGAAGCAAGAAATGGCAAATGAGAACAGATTAAGGCTTGCTAGAATGAAACCTAAAGGAGGCAACGGTGCCTCTAACAGATAAAGGTAAAAAAATACTTGGAAATATGAAAAAACAGTATGGTTCTGAAAAAGGAGAGAATGTTTTTTATGCTTCTGCAAATAAAGGTGTTATAACAGGTATTGAAAAACGAAAACATGCTTATAAGGGTGGTTTAATAAAAGGATTTCCCAAATTGGCAAAAATAATATAAAAGGAGGACATTATGGCATGGAATTATAAAAAAGCTACAGAAGTTAAAATTCCCGAGCAAAAAAAGATAGTTGATCCTAGATCTGCAACTAGCAGAGTAGTAAAAAACTATATTGCTAAGGGAGATGAAAATTCTGCTAAAGTAGCAAAAGCAAGACCAGCTAAAGTTAGGTGGTTCTAATATGTGGTTCAGCGCAATTAAACTTGCCTTAAATGCTGGCAGTCACATTTACAAAAAACGCCAAGAGTCCAAGATGGCTATGGCAGATGC